GAATCCATGGCCATATGATATGCCAATATTAAAACATGTAATACAATCTTATGATACTGCTTTTTCAAAAAAAGAAACAGCAGATTATTCAGCGATTACAACTTGGGGAATATTTAAACCTGACGATGGGGCTGCGGATGCAATTATGTTGATAGATGCAATTCGAGGTAGATTTGATTTTCCAGAATTAAAAGCTGTAGCTCTAGATCAATATAAATATTGGCAACCTGAAACTACAATCATAGAAGCAAAAGCTTCAGGGCAACCGTTACTACAAGAATTTAGAAGAATGGGTATTCCAGTCATGGATTTTACACCCGGACGGGGAAAAGACAAACACTCACGGGTCAACGCTGTTGCGCCTATTTTTGAGTCCGGACAAGTTTATTACCCAAAAGATGAAAAATTTGCGCAAGAAGTTATCGAAGAATGTGCAGCATTTCCACACGGAGAGCATGATGATTATGTTGATAGTACCACGCAGGCTATGTTAAGATACCGGCAAGGATATTTTGTTTCAACTTATTCAGACGAAGACGAGGTAACAAAATATAAAAATAGAAAATACGTATACTATTAGGAGAACATATGAATAAAAAAACAAAGCGTAAGCTAAAAAGAATCGCTGCTTTGGGTTTACTTGGCATGGGTGCAAAAATGGGCATGAGTAAAATGGCTGCAAATAAAGCTATGAAGAAAAGTGTAGCAGAGGCAAAACCAATGCTTGCAACTAAAATGAATGAACAGCGAGTCCCTGCTTTTATAAAAAAAAGAGGAATACCAGGCGGTAATCCATTGAGACCTAGAGGAGATATAACAGGACAAACTTTTGGTATTGATGCTTTTGGACCTGGTATGGGTGCAAAAAAAGGTAAGATGATCAAAGCCAGAGGCGGAAGATTAGCTAGAGTTAAACCAACAAAAATGATGTAATGGCTGAAGTTGAAAAAATTAAAGAGGACTTGGAAGTAGAAACTCCGGGCGAAGAAGTTAATATTGAACTTGAGGAAGAAACACCTGAGTTAGAAAAAATTCGTGACCGAGCAGAAATTATAGATGAGTTTTATGAAAACGTCGCTTTAAAATTATCAGACGAAGTTTTACAGAGAATATCAAGTTCTCTAGTTCAAGAGTATAAAAGAGATAAAGTATCCAGAAAAGATTGGGAAACTGGATACACAAAAGGTTTAGATCTTTTAGGATTTAAATACACCGAGATGACTAGACCTTTTAAAGGTTCAGCTTCTGTTACTCATCCCTTGTTAGCAGAGGCTGTAACACAATTTCAAGCACAAGCTTATAAAGAATTAATTCCATCAGATGGTCCAGTAAGAGCACAAGTTGTTGGTGCACAAAGTGATGACAAAATTAATCAAGCAACAAGAGTACAAGAATTTTTTAATTACATGTTATTAGAAAAAATGGAGGAGTATACTCCAGACATGGATCAAATGTTATTCTATTTACCATTAGCAGGATCTGCATTTAAAAAAATTTATTTTGATGAAATCATGCAAAGAGCTGTTGCAAAATTTGTTCCTGCGGAAGACTTAGTTGTTCCATATTATGCAACAGATTTATTAGAATGTGAAAGAATTACTCACGTTGTTAGGATGAGTGAGAACGATATTATTAAACAACAGAAGTCTGGTTTCTACAGAGACGTAGAATTGAAACCTGTACAAACAGGTATGACGGATATTGAAAAAAAATATCAAGAATTAGAGGGAGTAACACCATCAGGTGATAAACAATATGGTTTTAATATTTTAGAAATGCATGTTGATTTAAACATAGACGAGTTTGTACAAGAAAATCCTGAGAAAGATATAAAAATTCCATACATAGTAACAATAGATGAGGGCTCAGGAGAAATTTTATCTATATATAGAAACTACGATATCGATGATGAAACAAAAAAACGTAAAGAATATTTTGTTCACTACAAATTTTTACCAGGATTAGGTTTTTATGGCTTTGGTTTAATTCATATGATCGGTGGATTATCAAGAACTGCTACACAAGCTTTGAGACAGTTGCTTGATGCGGGGACTTTGAGCAATTTACCAGCAGGGTTCAAGAGCCGTGGTATCAGAATCAGAGATGATGACCAACCATTTCAGCCCGGTGAGTTTAGAGACGTTGATGCACCTGGCGGAAATATAAAAGATCAGTTTCAAATTCTACCTTTCAAAGAACCAAGTGGCACGTTATACCAACTTTTAGGGTTCGTTGTGCAAGCTGGTCAGAGGTTCGCGGCTATTACGGACATGTCTATAGGTAATGATGCCCAAAATCGTGCAGTAGGCAGTACGATTGCACTCTTGGAACGCGGCTCACGGGTCATGTCTGCTATTCACAAGCGTTGTTACTACGCGATGCGTAAAGAATTTAGACTTTTAGGTAAAATTTTTTCAGTTTATCTACCACCAGTCTACCCATATTCAGTTTATGGTGCAGATCGAATGATCAAAGTGCAAGATTTTGATGAAAGAGTCGACGTAATACCGGTTGCAGACCCAAATATTTACTCAATGGCGCAAAGAGTTACGCTTGCTAATGAAAATTTAAAGATTGCAACGTCAAATCCAGGATTACACAACATTAGAGAGGCATATAGAAGAGTTTATGAGGCTTTAGGTACAAAAGACATTGATAGTTTACTAAGACCAGACGAAGTTCCTGTACCAAAAGACCCTGCAATAGAAAATTTAGAGTCAATGCAGATGAAAATTCCACAAGCTTTCCCACAACAGGATCACGATGCACATATCAACGCCCATAGAGCGTTTATGGCAACAAGAATGGTTCAAATAAACCCTATGGTATACGCAAATTTACAAGCTCACATTTCTCAGCACATAAGTTTGAAGGCTCAAGGTGAAATCGGTTCACAAGTTGCAGCTGATATGGATATGCAACTTTTAATTCAACAAGATCCACAAGGAGCTGAAATACAAATCAACGCTATGATTGCAAGAAGAATAGCAGAAATTACAACTGAGTTAGCACAAGCTGAGACTCAAACGAATAGAGACCCTTTAGTTCAATTAAAACAAAGAGAATTAGATTTAAGAGCAATGGAAGTACAAAGAAAAACAATGCAAGACATGGAATCTAATGAAATTAGAGAAAATGAGATTGAAGAGAACCTAGAAATACAAAAAATGAAATTAGAAAACCAAGAAGATCAAGCAGCTGAAAGAATTAAGGTTGCAAGAGAAAAATTAGACATACAAAGGAAGAAAAATGCCCCTAACAAAAAAAGGTAAAAAAATAAAAAAATCTTTTAAGAAACAATATGGCAAAGATGCTGATAAAGTTTTTTATGCATCAGCTAATAAAGGTACTTTAAAAGGAGTTATTAAAAAATCTAAAGGAGGAGGCTTTGATTATGAGGGTGATGCATATGGTACATCGCCAGCCTCTAGTTATTCACAAACCGACACTGGAGATTTAGGTTCTGAAGGAGCAAATGTTGCAGCTAATGTAAAAGCCACAACTAGAGGTGGCGGTTCACAAGGCTCAAGTGGGGGCACTACTAGTAGAAATGTTTTAAATGTAGTTGGTAAAGGCGTATTAGATGTGACTGGCTTAGGTTATGTTGTAGATGTTGGAAAAAATGTAATAAAAGGTGTTAAATCACAACAAAATGTTATCAAAGAAAGAAAAACTGATCCACTTGGTGGTGAAATGATGACAACTCGAGGTATGTATAGACCTTATGCTCCAGTTAAAACAACAGGTGGAGATAGCGAAGATTATTCTACAAAAATTTTAAAAAAACCAATACCAACTGCAAAAAAAGCAACTGATTCTTTTAGTGCGTCTGGTTTTTTTCCTTTCAAGGCGTACAAAAGTGGCGGAGTGAGATTTGGTCCCCCACCTAAAAGAGGTCCAAATCCACTCGTCCCACCAGTTAAAATGAAAACTGGAGGAAGAGGCACTTGCCCTCACCGGCCAGATGGGATAAAAGGTGTAGGAAAGGCAATTAAAGGATTTAAATTTATTGGTGTAAAATGAGTTTTGCAAAAGCAATATTAGACGCTTTAGATAAAAAATATGACGCTGAAATAG